CCGCCAAAGGTCTTACCGCTACCCCTGATGACCAAGACCAGATTTTAGGGAATGGAGATACGGTGAATATTACTACCGTGAGAACTGTCTTTAGTGATGGTCAGGCTGTCTGTTACCTCTGCGAGGTGTTCGATTAATGGGAGTTAGGATTAATCAGAGCTTCTACCAGAAGATTGACGCTGTTAGTGAGAAAGTGGAGAGTGAGCTGGGTAAGAGGCTGTTTGCAGTAGCACGTACTGCTGTTTTGGCTTCTCCAGTTGATACTGGTGCCTTTGTCAACTCTTGGTCATTTAAAGATAATCTTGGTGGTGGACGTATTAAGTCCTCTCGGAACAAGCCTAAAGGTGTCTTGGATCAGCCTCAGAAGCTGACTTCCCTACGAAATCTTGCCAGAGACATCAACGCTGCTTTGGAAGGTCAAAGCACCAAAGGCTACCGCAAGACTGGTATAGAAATACCCGCAGGGGATTACTACTTGATGAACCGTGCCCCTCATGCCGAAAGCGTAGAGCGGAAGTATAAGATTAAGAGTAGGGTGAGACGACAGCATGGCTAGTATATACCGAGACATTCGTGCAGCCCTAGAAAGTAAACTGGCTGCTGTATCTGACATCCCGGCCATTTCCCACGAGAACGTCTCCTATGACCGTGTGAACGGCACTTCGTATGTTGAGACCTACTTTGTACCCCAAGCCCGAAGACCCGCTGTACGGGGCTTAAGTCCCCAGCAACGCTATGATGGCGTTTTCACTGTTGTCTGTTACGCCCCAGAAGGTAATGGCCCTGGCACAGCAGATGATATTGCTGACAAAGTGCTTAATGCTTTTGACGCTACTACAGATATCTCCTACACGAACAATGATGCGGAGACTTTTGTTGTGTCTATCGATTATGCCGAACGAGAAGGTGGCGGGTTAGACACTCCGTTTTATTATGTCCCGGTGAACATCGGGTTCTATATTTATAACTAAGGAGGAAGCAAATGGCTTTCGCACAAGGTTCTCGTTCTCGTTTGGCTTTCGGTGTCGAAAGCACTTTCGGTACGGCAGCAACTTCTTATACCAACCTCCCATTCAATACTCACTCTCTGAACCTCTCTAAGGATCGGGTAGCCGGTAACGAAATCCAGCCAGATCGCATGCCACGGGTAGACCGTCATGGCAACCGTTCTGTAGCTGGTGATATTACTGTAGACCTTCGTGACACTGCTTATGACGATCTGATTGAGTCGGCGATGCTCTCTACGTTTAGCACTGGTGTTATCAAGGTTGGCACTACGCCCAAGTTCCTGACCCTTGAAGACTACGCTGGTGATATTGACCAAGCTCGTCTGTTTACAGGTTGCGCAGTCTCGACTATGGGTATCTCGATGGCCCCTAACCAGATGGTCACTGCTACGTTTGGTATGGTTGGCAAAGATATGACCGTTTCTGCCACAGAGAAGACCGTAGCTGCTGCTGGTGTGGCAGAGCCTTTTGATGCTTACTCCGGTGACCTGAAGGTTGCTGATGTAGATGGTATCGGCGCAGCTTCTGCTCTGTCTATTATTACTGGTGTAGACTTCACGGTCACAAACTCTTTCGCTCCTACCTTTGTTGTAGGTGATGACTCCGCCCCTGCCCTTGAGTTTGGGCGTGCGGAGATTGAGGGCAGCATCACCGCATACTTTGAGGATGCTACTCTGGTCAACCGTTTCCTCAACGAGACTGAAAGCGCAATCGAGGTATCTGTAGCTGATCCGTCTGCTAACACCATGACCTTCCTTTTCCCACGGGTAAAGTTCAACGCAGCAGATATTCCTGTTGATGGCCCAACTTCCCGTATTATATCTCTGCCGTTTGTGGCTCTGTACGATGATACGGAACTAACCAACCTGAAGATCACTACGGCATAAGAATCCCTTGGCCGAGGGGAGGGGGGTGAGCTTGTCGGGTGGCTCCCCCTCTCATTCTTTCCTACCCCGACATAAGGAACCCGATTATGGATTTGGCTAATCTTACCCCTGAATCAGATACACTAGAGATTCTGCTGTATCACCCAACTACCCTAGAAGCCTTGTTTAACGAGGACGGGGAGACAGAGATGAGTATTGAGGTGTATGCCCCTCACTCTGCTAAGTACAAGGAAATCTTTAACGAGAAGGCTAACAAGCGACTACAGGTGATGCAACGGTCCAAGAAGAACCAAGTGACTGTTGAAGATCTTGAGAAGGACGCTGTAGACCTACTCGCACGAATTATTAAGCAGTGGGACATTACCTACGATGGTGAGAAACCCTCTCTGAGCATCATTAAGGCTAAAGAGGTCTTTGAGGCCTTGCCTTGGCTACGTCTCCAAGTAGAAGAGGCGATTGAAGAAAGCCGGGGTTTTATCAAAGCCTGATTGAAGATTTGGTCGAGTTTGCAGAGTGGACCTTTGAACTCGACAAACCTCAAGAAGGTGGCTCAAAGAGAGAACATTTAGAACAAGTAGAAAGGCAGATTGGATACGCTCCTAGAGAACTAGAACCCCCCGAATTTCCGTTCTTAGTTCAGCATATCTGGTCTGCCTTTATTAGTTTGTCCACTGGTAGAACTGCTGGGTTTAGCGGTCCCAACCCGATAACTTTCGAACAAATTAAAGCATGGAAGGAACTGACTGGGCAACCTCTGTCGTCTAGGGACGTAGAGGCAATAAAGAGCCTAGATGCAGTTTATATAAGGGTTATGAATGGCTGATCTTCGACTCTTAGTGGATGTAGATGGCACAGGGAAAGTCAAAGCACTTAATGATGAGCTTGACCGCACCCCTAGTTATGCAAGACGTGCTGGCAGGTCTCTGGATAATTTTGGTAACGAGTCTGTCAGGGCAGCAAGAAAGACCAAGCGTTTCGCTGCTGTAGGGCTGCAACAGCTTGGTTATCAGGTGGGTGACTTTGCAGTGCAGGTTCAAGGCGGCACTAATGCCTTTGTAGCCTTCGGTCAGCAGGGTTCCCAGATGCTTGGTATCCTTGGTCCGTTAGGTGCTGTAGCTGGTGCCTTGCTTGCTATCTTTACGGCATTTGCTGCTGCAATGTCTGAAAGTGAGGATGCTACAGGACGTGCTGCCGCAGAGTTTGCCAAGTTAAAGGGTGAGTTTGAACCTCTCCTTACGATAGCCAAGAGCTTAATAAATGTCCTGAAGGAAATGGCCTTTGACACCCTTAATGTCTTGGCTAACAACCTTCAGCTTGTTATTTCCTACGCTGCTGCTGCTACTCTTGTTTGGGGAGGCAAGGCAGGTCTTACAGCAGCTATCACTTTAGCAACTCTTGCAGTAACTAACTTTGGTAAGATTGTCCGCACTGTTCTCGTTGGTACAGTGGTTGGTGGTGCCATTGTGGCCCTGGGTCAGCTTATCAATATGATGCTACAACTCCGAGAGGCTACAGGATCTTGGGGCGGTGCCTTTGCTGCTGTTAAGAAAGTTATTGACGCCTTCTTTGCTGATGCAATGGTGGCGCAAGATAACTGGTATAAGAATACTGAAGCTGGGGTGATGCGGATCAAGGCCGTTTTTCATGAGGGCTTTGGCAGCATTGAGGTTACGCTAGCTAACTTTTTCGCAAAGATGCGGGCTAGTTGGGATAGCGTCATGCAGGCTGTTAGCAACATTGTTAAGACTGCAATGTATCAAGTAGCAAAAGCCATTGATACAGCCATTGACACAGTTTTGACCCGCATCAAAGATGTTCTGGACCTTGCGTCTCAATTACCTTTTGGTGCTGGTGAAGGTTTTAGGGGAATGGCAGGTTTTGCAGAGAGCGCTATCGGTGCTTACACTCCAACGGCCCCTGAGTTGGGTACGACAACTTACCAAGACTTCTTGGCCGAACGGGTATCTGGGATTAGTGCTAGTGTTGGAAGAGGGATAGGGACCGCTGCTGCTCTTCGGAAAGACGCCGAGGCATTGTTGGCTACTAAGCGTGTCTCAGGTCAAACAGCCGAAGCCCTTGAGGAACTTATTACAACACTTAAGTCTGTAGAGCTTACCGGCGAACAGTTTGACGTAAGGAACCTCCTTACCGGATTGGGGACTGTAGCCGATGCAGCTTCGGGTTCTGGTGCAGACGGTAAGCCCTCTGTACGAGGTGCATTTGAAGACCTCACGAAAGAAATGGATGACTTCAAGAATCGAGTAGCTAAGGACTTTGCTACAACGATTGTAGGAGCTTTTCAATCTATTGTTAATGGGACTAAGACAGTCTCCCAAGCCTTCCGAGAAATGGCTATTAGCGTTATCCAGCAGATCATGGACATCCTTATTTGGCAACCCCTGATCCAAAGCCTAACCAGTGGTATCTCAGGGATGCTTGGTTCAGCTATGGGGCCTACAGGTAATGGTTTCTTAGGTCAGTTGCTGGGATTTGGTACTCAAGCTGTGACAGGTGGCTCTACTAGAGGCAGCTACATGTTTGCTAATGGTGGCGTAGTGGGTTCTCCTACATACTTCGGTCTGGCTAACGGTGGCATGGGTGTCATGGGAGAGGCTGGCCCAGAGGCTATCCTGCCCCTCAAGAGAGGTGCTAACGGCAAGCTAGGTGTAGAAGGTGGTGGCAACGTAACAGTCAACCAGACCTTCCAGTTTGCAGCTAACGGTGACGAATCAGTCAAGCGTATTATCGCAGAGGCTGCACCTAAGATCGCCCAGATGACTGAGGCGAAGATTATTAATTCCCGTCAACGAGGCGGACAGATGCGAAGGGCCTTTGGTTAATGGCTATCACCTACCCCCTATCCCTTCCCACTACAATCGGTATCGCTGAGATTGAGCTACGAGCTAACAACGTAGTTGGTGTAAGCCAGTCTCCCTTTACCTACAAGCAACAGGTAGTTCAGCACCAGGGTCAGCGTTGGGAGGCATCAGTAAGCATCCCTCCTGTCCGTAAAGACCTTGCTGAAGAGTGGGTGGCCTTCCTTATTTCCCTCAAGGGGCCTGTAGGCACTTTCTATCTGGGAGACCCTAACATGACCACCCCGAGGGGGACTATCTCTTCGGGGACTGCTGTAACTTTAGACTCTGCTGCTTCTGCGGGAGACGAGACTGTCGCCCTGACTAAGGGCGCTGACCCTGCTAAAAGCAACGTTTTTCTACCGGGAGACTACATCCAGATCGGGACAGGCTCTAGTCGCACCCTCCACAAGGTTCTTAACACTGTAGATTGGGATGCTAATGGAGACGGTACTGCTGACATTTGGCCTCATATTCGAGGCACTGTCGCACAAGGCACTTCAGTAGTTCACCAGTCTGCCACAGGTAAGTTTAGGCTAACTTCTGGCCTGACTTCTTGGTCTATTAACAATGCCAGTGCTTATGGCATTTCATTTGATGCTGTTGAGGTAATATAATGGCTAACATTAATCATAAACGTGGTGATACCTTCCAGCTAGACTTCACACTTGAAGCAAACGATGTAGCTGTAGACATCACTAACTTCGATATTCGAGCGCAAGCTAGAGACTCTTCTGGCAGTGTTATTGTTGAGTGGAATGAGACTAACAGTGGGGTAAACGTAACTAACGCCACAGGAGGTCTGTTTAACTTCAAGAGCGAGGCGACTTATACAACCACCCCTACGGGACAGCTTGCTACTGAGTCTTGGCCCCTTGGTGTGTTGAACGTAGATGTAGAGTTCACCGACACCTCTACTACGCCAGATTCGGTAAGTTCCTCTGATACTTTTACCATCACTGTTATTGAAGATATTACGAGGGACTAACAATGGCTAAGTTCAATCTTACTGCTACAGTTAACACGTCCCTTGCAGGAACCACCCTAGAGGGGGAACAGGGGATTACCATAGGTGTCCTCAGTAGTAAGGGCGATACCGGCGCTACTGGACCCACTGGACCCACTGGACCTCAAGGAGACCAGGGGCCGCAAGGTATTCAGGGCATCCAAGGCATTCAAGGTATTCAAGGCCCGGCTGGTGCTGATGGTGGCCGCAATATACCACAGAACATCGACACAGGCACGGTC